ATGGAGGCCTTGACGATAGCGAGAGCTTGAATACTGGAGAGCGGGATGTCTTTGGGCTGGAATCGGTCGTTGTGGCTGACGAGGCGGATGCAGTCTGTGGTGTCCGACTTCTGGACATACTTGACAACGGTGAAGAAATCACCTCCAGCTGTGAACGAGAGCAGGTAGATTTGTCCCCAAAGTATGCTGTCGAGGGACAAAGCAAGCCTTTTGAATATTATGATGTCGCCCGACTTGAAGAGTGGTGTCATAGACTCCCCTCTCACGTAGATTGCACCATCCACCGGTGGAAGGTTAGGGATCCGAAGATAGTCATCAGGGCTAATATGGTTGTCATTGAAAATCGCCATAAGGCCAGCCGTTGCGCTCAGATCGTACAGGGGTATGTCCTGGGATTCCAGCTTATGATCTGTTCTTAAGATAAATCGATGATCTATGGGCGTTATTGGTTGGATACCATCATTGCGCTTAACTAATTCTAATTGACTTATATTAAAAGTTGCTATAAATTTATCAAGGAAATCATCTGATATACCACGTGTACCATTGATGACATTATTAAGTGTTTGTGGAAGAATACCCATTTTTCGTGCTATTTCAGCGCGAGATATCCCTTGCTTTTTTAGGTTGCTCAACTCTGCGTCAAACCATTCTTTTTTTAAAACAGATATTCTTTCCATAATTCAAAATAAATTATAAAAATATTTGTTAATAATTCAAAAAGACTTATATTTGCATCGTGCTTTACGCTAAAGCATCACAAATGTACGGAAAAAACGGTACGCAACAAAACTGTAAAAGATATGAGATACATTGAATTACCCAAAAGCCGCAAGTCCGAGCTCCGCCGTAAGTTCGGAGTCAGCGGGATGACGGTCTGGAGCGCGCTGGCGTTCAAGTGGAACAGCGACCTCGCGAAGGCGATCCGGAATGAGGCCATCAGCCTCGGAGGCGTGGAGACCAACCTAATCAGGACGCGTGGCTTCGTGCCGAACTGCGAGATAGCGTACGAACGCAACTCCGCCGGCACCGTCATCAGGATCGTGCAGACGTGGAAGAACGGTGTGAGGCTGGCCATCGACACCACCAGCAACTCGGGAGCGATCACCGTCAACGGAGAGAGATTCTGTGACGGGTTCAATAATATGACGATCTCCGACTGGGGAGATGCGACTTTTGTGGCACAAAGCCTCTCGGAGACATTAAACCAGTAGTTATGTGCGTACGTTACATCATACACGTGGCCATCGAGGTCGTGATGCTGCTGGTCGTGGCCGGACTGTTCTGGTGGTCCTACAAGAAAGACAAAGAGGATGACGGAGGCCGCTGAGCCTTTCGTTTTTTAGTATCAAAGTTTTACTCACACACCTCCTTATCCCCGGCAGCGATGTCCGGGTGCGGTGGGTCCCCGAAGGTCGGAATTATGGAGCTTCCGGAAGTGAAGATGAGGACGCATAAAACACACCTCATTCAAAGCGCAGGACGGCAGTGTGGTTCGACTCCACACCGGGGAGCAAGGAAATAGATAATGACAACAGGCGTAATGGAGTATTACGGTGACATAATGGCGGTAACGGTGAATGATCTCACGCGGTCTGATGACGGTGAGGCTGTTCTGACATATGAGAATTACCACAAATTACAGGTGCGTGGCCGCATCGAAGTTCTGAGGCCCGGTAAAGGCCTGGGTTCATACGCCCTGATTTCCTACGCCAGTCTTCCCAAGCGTTTCCGTGACCGTTTCGAGATGAAGTACGGTGACCCGGCACTGCTGGTCAAGCGCACCGACGTTCGCACCGACATCACGTGGGACGTGAAGGCGCAGGCCTACTTCTCCGGCTACCGTCTGCCGTCCGGCAAGGGCATACCCGAGGAGAAGCAGAGGGAATGCACCTTGAACGCGAGCGTCCTGAACACGCTTGTCGCTATGGCGGAGACGCAGAAGGCGAAGCGCAACTCACTGAACAGCCGCACCCCGGTCTCCTGGGACGGCATCATCGCCGCATCTGACACCCTGCGTGACCGTTACTCCCATACCCTTCCGCGCGGAGAGGCGCGGCTGAAGGACAAGATGAGGCAATTCGCCAAGGAGGGGTATTCCTGCCTGGTGAGCGGTAAGCTCGGCAACACTAACGTCACCAAGATCACAGCGGCCGCCGGCCGCCAGATCGTGGCCCTCGCACGCAGCAGATGCCCAAGATACACGACCAGACAAATCTTCGAGGAGTATAACAGGATCGCGGGGCGCAAGGGCTGGAAGCCTCTTGAGTCGCAGAGTTCCGTGCTCCAGTACCTGAACCGTCCGGACATCAGGCCGAAATGGATTGACGCGGAGATCGGTGAGCTCAACGCCAAGCAGAGATACACGAGGATGAACAAGACGGAGCGTCCGTCTATGAGGGACAGCCTGTGGTACGGAGACGGTACGAAACTCAACCTCTACTACCGTGACACGCAGGGAGGCAAGACAGTGATGAGGACCTGTATGGTCTACGAGGTGTCAGATGCGTTCAATGACACCCTTCTCGGCTACAGCATCTGCCGCACGGAGAACTTCGCCGCCCAGAGGGCCGCCTTCAGGATGGCGCTCAGGGAGTCAGGGCACAAGCCATATGAGATCGTGACCGACAACCAGGGCGGCCAGACGAGCGACGCCGCCAAGTCCCTCTTCGGGAAAATATGCCGCGTAGCACGCACCACGCAGCCGTACAACCCACAGTCCAAGACAATCGAGAGGCTCTTCGGCCAGTTCCAGGCGCAGGTGCTTCACGGACTCTATAACTACACAGGCGGCAACATCTCGTCAAAGAAGGCCTGGCAGGTGGACAGGGAATTCCTCGCCGCCAACGTGGACAGGCTTCCCACCTATGAGGAGCTCTGCGGGATCTATGCGGAGGCCCGCCGCAAGTGGAACTCTATGCCGAACCCCGTCCGCAAGGGACAGGATCTTCCCGCCGGGGTCACGGAGGGGATGAGCAGGATGGAGGCCTACAGGGCCTCGGTTAATACGGCCGTGGAGCCTTTCACGGACGTTGATGATGTCAGTATCTTCTGGGAGCAGGGTGACAAGCCTGTGAAATTCACCACTGGCGGGCTCACGATAAGCCGGAACGGCCGGAGGTACACCTATGAGGTGATGGGGCCTGACGGTCTTCCTGATATGGACTGGTTCTCATCCAATGTCGGCAGGGAGTTCATTGTCAGGAACGATCCGGACGATATGGGGCTCGTGAAGCTGTACGTCCCGTCATCCAACGGTTTGTGCTTCATCGCTGACGCCAGGCCATATATCACCGTGCACCGCAACATCCAGGAGCAGACAGAGGGCGACGCCGCCCTGATCAGGCACTTCGAGGCCGAGAACAAGCGACTGCGGGTAAGGCGCTCCATTGAGGGCAAGGAGCTGGAACTGGAGCACGGCGTGGCCCCGGAGCAGCACGGTCTGGTGTCCCCTCCGGTCAGGATCTCCGAGAGGGACTATGAGGACATCGCCGACAGCCTGCCGTCTCCGGACGTTACGGACATCGACCCTGTTGAATACGGCCGGTATACCAAGGACTTGAGCAACGCGGACTACAATCCGCTTGACATATACAACAGAATGTAATAACCCTAAAATGCTGATTATGACAAAAAGCGCACTCACATCGGACGAGAAGCGGCGGATCCAATCGGACCTGAAGGCCTACGTGGCCACCTATCCGTCCCAGGCCAAGGCCGCCAACTCCCTCAAGGGGACATCGGCCGGCACGGTGAACTTCATCGTGAACGGAAAGTTTGACAACATCTCGGATGAGATGTTCCTGAAGATAGCCGCCCAGGTCAGGCGGTGCGGCGACGGCTGGCAGGTCTGCCAGACGTCCGCCTACAAGGATGTCGAGACCATCCTGTCAGACTCCCAGACATATCACAATGTCGCCTGGGTGGTGGCGCCGGCGGGGATCGGGAAGACAACCGCCGCCCTGCGCTACGCCTCAGAGCGCAGGCACGTGTTCGTACTCGGATGCTCGGAGGATATGCACAAGTCCGACTTTGTCGAGGAGCTCGCAAGGAAGATAGGGATAAGATCTGAGGGCCTGACCGTGAGGGGGACACTTGTCAGGGTCACCGAGGCTCTGGTGAAGCGCCAGAACCCCCTGCTGGTGTTCGACGAGGCGGACAAACTGACGGATTCCGTGCTCTATTATTTCATCAGCCTGTACAACGCCCTTGAGGGTAAGTGCGGCATCGTGTTCCTTTCGACGCAGTACATAGAGCGGAGGATGTCGAGAGGCCTGAGGCTTGACAAGAAGGGATATGAGGAACTTTACTCCAGGATCGGGCGCAGGTTCATCCCGCTGAGCCCGGTGAGCGCCTACGAGGTGAACGCCATCTGCAGAAGCAACGGACTGACGGACGAGGCATCCATCCGCAGGGTGATCGCCGAGTCAAGGGAGATCCGCAACGGATCCGATGAGTTCGACCTTAGGCGTGTGCGTAAAAGCATCCACAAGCAGATGCGGCTTGCGTCCGCAAATGTTCAGGCATAGTTCAAACACCTTTCAAACGGCATTCTATGGCACGTGTCCTATCAGGAAGACAGATGATGACGATGAGGTTCGAGACCATCCGCCTCGGGGGCGGTTGGGACGAGTGTGTAGGTGATGTTGAGCCGCGCGGGGTCTGGTTCGTCTGGGGTAACTCAGGTAACGGCAAGACCACGGCGGTTGTGTCCCTCTGCCGGCAGCTGGTACCGCACGGCAGGATCCTGTACAACTCCAAGGAGGAGGGGACAAGCCTCTCGATGCAGAACACCGTCAGGCGTTTCGGTATGGCTGACTTCGGATCGGCGTTCAAGGTTGCGGATATGACAATCGACGAACTGGATGAGGTCCTTTCCAAACCGAGGTCGCAGAAGATCGTTGTGCTCGACTCGATCCAGTTTATGGGGTTCTCATACAAGAGATTCAGGGAGTTTTGTGACAAGTACGCAGGCCGGAAGCTGCTGATCTTTGTCAGCAGGGCCAGCGGCACACGTCCGGAGGGCCGTCCCGCCAACTCGGCGATGTATGACGCGTCTCTGAAGATCTGGGTGGAGGGCTACAAGGCGTTCAGCAAGGGGCGCTTCTTCGGATCCACCGGAGAGATCACGCTGTGGAGGCAGGGAGCCGAGGAATACTGGGAAGGACGAAAGAACAGGGAGGTATAGTTATGAGAAAGAAGAGAAACTACGCCAGGTTCTACGCCATAGCGAGGGCCGCGGGGATAGACCTTGAGGCGTCGAAGGACGATCTGGTGCTCCAGTTCACGGACGGGCGCACGGCGCACCTTAGTGAGATGACGGAGGCGGAATATCAGGGAATG